CAGCCGAAAGTAATAGATAGGATTATGTTGAAATTACCGATAAATGCGCATACACTTTAGAAGATCCTGTGCTTAATGAAAGCACACAACTTCTTGGTGAGCAAATGGGACGTAGTTTAGATATCCTAACCCGTGATGTATTGGCGGCAACAGCTTCCAGTTACACATGCGAGTACGGAGCTTTAGTAGCTACAGACTTAAGCAGAAAAGACATCCGCAAAGTCGTTAAAACTCTTATGGAGAACGACGGACGACCTTTCAATGCTATGCAAGAAGGTGTTAATAAATTTGGTACAGCGCCATTGCCAGAGACTTTCTGGGCATTGTCCTCTGTTTCGATGATGGATGACATTGCTGATATTGCTGGTTTTCAGAAGAAATCAGAATATCCGATGCCAAAAGGTTTACATCCTGCTGAATATGGTTCTACTGACTATGTACGTTGGATGCTTTCATCTTTGGGATATTATGATGCTACTACTAGTTATTACAGTGCTTTTGTTATCGCTAAGAACTCATACGTTACCGTTGATATTGCTGGAAGCGTATCTACAGAGTTCCAGGACTTTGGTTCCGCTGGAACAGCAGACCCATTGAAGCAGATAGCCACACATGGCTGGAAGGCTATGGGATATGGCTCATTGATTTTGAACGACAACTGGGTTACAGAACTTTTATGCACCCACACTGCTTAATAGGAGGCACTTATGTATTCTAAGACTTTTTGGCTCCAAAGTGGAGCTGCTGCATACAACCTAGACGTTGGGTTTGTATCTGACCGTATTGATGTCTTTAACCACACTGAATTTGGTACAGACACCAAGAAAGTCGAACATCATTGGAATAAGATGATGACAGACGCTTACGCCCTTACTGGTGTATGCGAAGATAACACGGCTAACCGTGTTATCACTAACGCTAACGGATTCACTCCTTACAGTGCATCTGCATTTACCGATAACCAAGATGCTATTGCGGGTGCGACACAGGCTTCTCCTTGTGTTGTTACTGCTACAGCCCATGGTTTTGGTGATGCTGGAGATATTGTAAAGGTAAGAATCAAAGATGTCGTGGGAATGACATCCTTGAATAATATCATCTTCAAGGCAACCATCATCGGCGTTGACACATTTTCACTACAGACATTGCAGGGTGACAACGTCAATTCGACGGGATACGATGCTTATGTTTCTGGTGGAAACGCTTACGCTCTTGACCTTGTAGTAGATAACGAAGGTTACGATGGGGTTACCCTCGGGACCGTAATTATGGGCGCTAACGATTCATGGATTGAAGTCACTTGTTATCAAGACGATCAATTTGTTAACTTGGGTGATGTAGGTTGATGATAATCAACGACTTACGATAGTCATTTCCCCCTACTTCGGTGGGGGGATTTATTTAAATTGAGGTAATTGAGGTAAATATTATGGTCAAAGAAAAAGAAGTCAGCAAAAAAGACTTGGAAGCGGAAGAGACAAAGCTTCAGGAATTGATGGCTGAAAAAGAAAAGATGACAGAAGAATACAAGATAATGCTGGAAGAAGAGAAGCAGGCATTCGAGAAATTCAAGACTGAACTTGCTAAAGAGAAGGATAATGAAGTTCTACGTAAGGCTGGCAAACTTGTAAAGATGTGCAAGATACAATTTCACTATCAAGAAGAACCAGGCGGAATGCTTAGTTTCACGAAGCAATGTATTCGTTATTCTTTTAAGGATGGACAAGAGTATGTTGTTTTGAAGGAGATAGCCGACCACATCAATACGCGCAAATATCCTGACAGAGCGATGGTAAGAGAACCTGGAGACCGTGCAGCTAAATTAAAAGTTGTCGGCACTATACCTCGTTGTTCAGCGACGGTGCTGGAGACATTCGAGAAGGAATTTGATCCTAAGACTGACATACCGAACCAGTCTGAATGGGGACATAAGATGGACAACATAAGAGTTTAATTATTAGGTGTTTATATGGCTAATTTATGGGATTTTGACATAATAAAATCTGAAGTTCGCGGTTTGACTATGAAACGTAGTATTAACCAATTGAGTGATGAAGAACTTGGGAATAAGATTAATCAGTATTTTTTTTATAAATTCCCACAAGAAGTCAATCCGCATGAATTGCATGATATGTATGAATTTGAAACGGCAGCAAGTACTGATTTATATACTATAGATCAGGATGTTGTCGTTGCTTTTGATGGTACTGTTTATATTGCGGATACGGATGTTATCGGAGACGCTGGCACTGTATGGATGGATGCCAATTTATTTTATTTGACATGGCCTCCTAAGAGTACTACTGATGAGAATGAACCTACTGATTTTTTAATAGATTCTGGCCAGATAAGGACGATACCGATTCCTGATGACACTTATTACATTAAGATGCCCTGTATTATACGTCCTACTACATTTTCTACTCCAACGCAACTACCTACCGCTAATGGCAGGGAGTATGAGGAGTGGGGATCTGTTATTGCTCACGGTACGTCGGTAAATATTCTGGAAGGGACAGGGGAAGATGACAGGTTACAACAAGTACGTAGTTGGTACGAGAGGGAGAAACTATATCTAAAGAAAAGGATAGTATTTCAGAATTCCTCTAAAAGACCATTATGCAAATTTTAAGGTGGTGAATTATGGCTATTTGGAGAGTTGTTGAACCAGCAGACGCAACTGATGTTCCAGTGGGTGCCGCGTATATTCGTGAGAACAACGTACAGTTAGAAGCTGTTTGTGGTACCGCTAGACTTGCCGCTGGAACTGCGATACCCGACTATATACCTACTGGTGGAACGTCGGCAATGTGGTTTTATTTGGATGCTGCGCCTGTTGGATGGACAGAGGTTGCTGCGTTAGGAGATACGTTGTTATCGATTAAAGGTGGGGCTACATATATTACTGGTGGCGCTGGCGCAGGGTCATGGCAATTACCTGACCATGTTCTTCTTACTGCTGAGTTACCTGCTCATACACATACGTATACTAAACCTAATGATCCTGAGAATAGACGAAGAACTGCTGGAGGGGCATGTGTCACAAGTGTAACTACAGGCACAGCGACTAGTAGCACTGGGGGTGACGGGGCGCATAATCACGGTTTGCTCTTTCGGCCAGCAGCACGGATAGGAATTATATGCACGAAAGACTAAACATTTAAGTAAGAGTTAATTATGGCATGGGAACCGTTAGAACCTTCATCAGCAACAGATTTTCTTGTCTCTGCTGGAAAGATCAGAGATAATAATGCTGCATTGGAAGCTGTTCTTGGAGCTGCTCGTTTAGCTGCTGGCACTAATATACCAGAGTTATTTCCTCTTTATAATGCTGTACCGATGTTATTTTACATGGCAGCGCCTCCTGTTGGGTGGACAGAAGTAAGCGATGCTGGAGATACTCTTATTGCTGTTAAGGGTGGTAGTACGTATACGGCAGGTGCAACTTTAGCAGGAAGTTGGACTGTGCCAGAACATATATTAACGATAGCAGAGATACCTGCGCATACGCATACACATACATTAGCTAATATAACAGCCAGCCGAAGAACTAATGGTAGTTCAATTGTTACAGGAATAACCGCATTAACAGTTACAGGTTCTACTGGTGATGGTGAAGGTCATAGTGATGGTGCTACGTGGAGACCTGCTGGCAGGGTCTGTGTTTTAGCCACTAAAAATTGAGGTTAAGATGGAAGGGACGTGTTTAAAAGAGAAGTGTATTTTCTGGGAACAGCACAATAAAGATGGCAAGGTATGTCCTTTTTACAGAGAAACGATTTGGTCATGTGCCGAGAAAAATCAACCTGCTGTTATTGAGGATTGCGCTCCAGTACGTTCGCTATTCATGCAGATGGATGACCACAATAACACTATGGGTGTGAAGCAATTGGTTGGAGAGATACGCAATACTGTTGATGTTTTGAAGAAAGAGACTCAGAATTTCATGCTGTCTCATGGTACAGATTTGAAGAGCTTAAAGCGTAATACTGAGCAGGTGCTTTTAAATGTAAGCAATAAAAAATTGGAGTATGATAAATGACATTTCAGCCGTTCGCCGTGTACGATTTCCGCTCTGGTCTCAACCTAGCTACCGATCCCTGGAAAACTCCAGCGGATGCTTTTAACATTTTAAGTAATTTCATGCTTAGAAGGGGAATATTGCGGAAACGTGCTGGACAGAGTGTTTATGGTCAACTTGGAAAATATGTTGCTGCGGAAGGTATAATTAACGGCACTATACAATATTTCGATCATACATGTGTAAATACGCCTGTAATACCAGGAAGTGTGTCGGTATCTAATGGTTGCGTAGCTACTCCGTATACTATCTATGATGATGGTGAAGGTGGTTTTATTGGAGATGTTGCTGGCGCTGGAACTATTGATTATGAAAGTGGAGTTATAACGTCAGCAGGTTTCACAACGCTAGAGGCACTTTGCACTGTTACAATTAATTACAACTACGAAATCGACGAAGACACCAGAGGAGTTTATCAATTTGATCGTTATACTGGCAGCAATCTTCTTGTAGGATTCCAAGATACTCGCATGAGCAAATGGGATACTACTCATCAATATTTTCAAAATATTACTGCTCAGGGTGGTGTTAATTATGATCTATGGAATAGCACGAATCTTGTATGGACATGGCCGTATAATGATAAATTATGGATAACGGATAATACTGTATATGATGCTACTGGTGCTTTTCCTATAAATGGAATTCGTTATTATGACGGCTCTGTTATACGTGATCCTATAGCCGACGATACGAGTTTAAAATATGGTGCTGTTGCTACAGATTTAATAAAATCAGCTTTGATAATTTTCAGTCATAAAGAACGAATTGTCATGCTTAATGTTGTAGAGGGTGCTGGTAGCGAACACAAACCGCAAAGAGCAACCTGGTCTTGGGCTGGTAATCCTCTTAATGCTGATGCGTGGAGACGAGATACTCCTGGCAAGGGTGGTTATGTTGATGCTCCGACTAATGATGAGATTGTTAGTTTTTCCTTTTTTGGCGAAATACCTATTGTTGGATTTGAACATAGCATTTGGGCATTGGATTATATTGGTGATCCGAACTTGCCATTTACATGGCGCAGGATCGCTGGTTTTAAAGATGTGAGTTCTACATATTCTGGAATAGAATATGTGAGTTCAGCGGCGTTTCTTGGCGGTAAAGGTCTTATAGCCACTAACGGAAGTTCATGTGATAATTTTGATAAGATTATTCCTGATTTTATTTACGATGTTGACATCGACAATATTGACAAATGTTATGCTGGAAGGAATGACTGTTTAGATCAAATATGGTTAGCATATCCTAGAGCACCTAACACAGCTTCTAATAACGCGGTATTGGTATACAACTATGAAGACATGGCTTTTTCCAAATATGATCTTCCATGTTTTTGTTTTGGTTCATGGGTGGAATCTACTGACAAGACATTCGCGGATTATTCTGGGCACACGATAGAATCGCTGGCAGGAGTTATGTGGGGAGATCGCTCGATGCAAGCGGGATATCCCATTCTTCTTTCTGGAGGAACTCATGGTTATGTCTATGATTGCAATGATGACGAGTCTAATGTTGATGTAACGGATTGGCTTGGTACTGAAAGCATTATTGACTTTGAAATTATGACTGGTCGTTTGAATCCATTTATACAGCAGGGTTCCGAGGTTCTGCTACAGCAAGTTGGTTTTTTTGTTACAAAATTGACAAATGCACAATTTACCGTAGATCTCTATGTTGATGAGGATATCGAACCTGTCTATACCGCGACAATCGACTGTTCTACTGGCGAAGGTGATAAAATGTGGGTTTTTGCTGACATGGTAGCTACTGGAGAGTTTATCCGTATGAAAATGTATCTATCGGATGCACAGAAAGCAGACACTAATATTCCATTACAGCAGTTAGAAATTCATGGTATGATTTTTTGGATGAAGCCAGGAGCGAAAATTAAGCAATGAGATTAGATAGCGAATACATTCTTAGTACAGAACCAGAAGAGCAGAAATTACAGTTAGAGAAAGCTCTACGTGATATTGCTCGAAGTGTCAATGGAGTTATCAGAAGCTTCACACCTGTTATGTATGGAAGTGGAACTGCTGGCACATTGCAATATACTAAGCAGGAAGGATGGTATCTTCGACAAGCGCAGATGGTTGATTATTGGTTTCAGGTATACTGGAAGTCATGGGCAGATTTTGCTGGTTATATGTATATGGGATTACCGCTTAAAACGTGGATGTCAACGAATGATATATGGGCAGGAAGTTGTATGACAAGTGACATAGACTTTGCTAATGCTCAACATACATATTGCGTTCCTATAGGTGTAACAGATTCTTATCATTGTTGTTTTATGTCTGGCACTCATAGCTCAACACGCGCATACGTTAATGCTCAAAGTGTTATTGGTGGCATAACAGGCCATATACGTTATATAGGTCAACCGCAGGATAGGCATGAATAATGGAATTGATAAAAGTACATGATGCCAGATTAATACCGAGAGAACTCATAGAACAGGTTCCTAGTGGCAATGCCGACGAATTTTACATATATTTAAAGGATGCTTGGCGCTTTAAAAATGATTTTCTATATGCGATAATCGATGAAGATCATGATATTAAGGGATATGTTTGGTATCAGGTCAACATGATGAATATGAGCATTTTCATAAATACCATTAGCATTTGTGATGAGTGGAAAAATACTGGCAAAGTTGAAGAAATATCTAAACTTATCCGAAACGATATGGTACAAATGGGCATATCGAAAGTATTTTTTTTAACCGATACTCCCTCTTTTTATGAGAAGTTTGGTATGGTTAAAACAGAAGAAGTTTTATTAATGGGAGAATTTAATGGGACAGAGTAAAGCAGGCGTTGAAAAGACAGACGTTTTTACAGAAGAGCAGACTGAGAATTTAAAAAAATTGAATGAGCAGACTGGCGGAATGATGGATGAAATGATGAAAAAGTTAGGTTATGATATAGAGGGAAATTCTTTATATCAAGGTGCTGGCGAGGCAGTACAGCAACAAATGGCAGAATTTGATCCTGCTAAAGTTGCATCCAACTTCGAGCAATATATTGGTGATCCTACTAGAACGTCATTTCAAGAAGAGACTATTCCAGGTATTGCTGAACGCTATGCTGGTGTCGGCGGTTCTAGGAGCAGTGCATCGCAGTTAGCTATGGGTGGAGCAGCAACGAATATGGAAAAAGGTCTTGCTGCGCAGAAATCAAATACGATGCTCAGTGCCGAACAACAAAAAGAGCAGATTCGTAATCAGGCTATACAGCAAGCACTTCAACTTTCGAAAGCTCCTGGCGAACAAAATATGTCAGCATTAGATCGTTATACGGCACTTATAAATCAAGGCTTCCAAAAGCAATTTGATATCGGTGTAAATCAGGGTAGTTCTGGCATGTGGCCTGCTGCTATTGGCGCTGCTGGTGCTGTTATAGGAAGTGCTGTTGGTCCTGGAGGCGCTATGGCTGGTGGAGCGGCAGGTAAAAAAATAGGCTATGAAGTTGGTAAAAGAGTTTGAAAATAGGAGAGTACTGTGCCATACGTAATTCCAGAAGACCCATTTACTAGAGACATGGGAAAGGCTGTTGTTAGTGCCACTGAAAGTCTAACTAATAGTTATGCTAAGACACAAGAACGCAGAAAAGAGTTCGAGAGTAACTATAAGTTTGCGAGAACTTTGGGTGTTCCAGATAAAGAAGCGCGTCAATTTGCTGGCAGTAATCCTCAACAGGCTACGTCTTCTGCACAAGAATATATGAAGCAGAAGCAAATACCTGATCTTGCTGAATTTTTTATTGATTCATTAAATGTACCGCCAGATTCTCCTCAAGCTCAGTCACTTAGAGATTCTACAAATTTCAATACTTTGATGGAGAAAGGTAAGTTCATACAAAAGGCTCAGGCGGAAAATACTCCTATGAAGATAAACAAGGAATTGCGTCTTCAGAAAGACTCTATGAATACAGAATATAACCGCGCTGTCAAAGACATTCAGGAAGGAATAAGGGGTGGTATTATTCGAGATGAGAAATCAGCTAGGAAATCAATACAAAAGCTTCGTAAGGAGCAGGCTTCCAATTCAAAAAATATTACTGCTGGTAAAGAACTTGTTTCCGATGCTTTCCAAGAATATGTAGATGTATTTTCAGAGAAACCTAATATAAAAGATGCTCCCCAAGAACAACCTCAGCAGCAGGAAAAGATCAAGTTCGACCCTAAAAATCAAGAGCATATGCAAATTTACAAAGATGCAAAGCAAAAAGCTGGTGGCGATAAAACCAAGATAAATAAAATTCTATCAGAGATATTTGAATTATGACGATTCCAGACTTTTTTTCTTTAGTTGAGGATGTCGACGAGAAAGAGGAAGCGCCTGATTTTTTTTCACTTGTTGAGAAAGATTATGACAAAACTTCTGAACATCCGACAGAATCCAAGAAACTACCAGAAGAAAAAAGTGAAGAACCTAAGATTCCTGATTTTGTTGGTGCGGTAGAACCTCCAACATTTCTCGATAAAGCACTTTCGTTTCTTCCTGCTAAAGTTAAAGATCCTGTCCTTACTGGCATTAAGAAGAGTGCGTCTTCGATTTTAGCTGGACAAGGAATGACATTAGAAGAGATTGTTGCTCGTGAGCAACAAGACCCTGCCTTCTTTTCAGACTTATTTGAAGAAGCCGTTTCGATATTTACCGATATTCCTTTCTTTGCCGTTGCTGCAATTCCTGGCGGTATAGCCGGCGGTGAAGGTGGAGCCCTTATGGGTGGTGCAATAGGTGGCCCTCCTGGTGCGATTATAGGCGGTGCAATCGGTACTGCCACTGGCGGCGGTGCTTCTGCTTTTGGAGCAAGAACATTAGTACAAGAAATATATCGTGAATATCTTGAGCATAAGGCTACCGGTAGTGATTTAACGTGGGCTGAGTTTGTAGAACGTAGCGATAAAGTTTCTGGCAAGGCACTAAAGTCTATGCTTATCGGCGGTATTACTGGTGGTGCTGGTGGCAATGTAGCGCGTTGTGGTGCAAGTGCACTTGAGAAGTTTGTCGCCGAGAACGTTGCTTTTGCTTTTGCCGAGACTGTAGTATCAGGAGAAGTACCTACTGTTAAAGGCTTAATTTCCAATGCTCTCTTGATAGGTGGTCTTCATGCTAGTAGTAAAATTGTAGAAGGTATCGCACAGAAGGCTCTTGATTCTGGTAGGAATCCTGTTGATGTTACCAATGAATATTCAAAAAACATCGAGAAAGGATTAAGTCCAGAGAAAGCAATTGATAAAATTTCAATAGTCCAAGAAGTAGAAAAAGAGCTTGTCAAAGAGAAGAGTTCCGTTGCAAAGAAGCTTGTCGAAGAGAAAGCCGCTAAAGAAGAGAAAGCTGTTCAAGAGATAGATAAAGAGCGTGATGTTAAGGTTGAAGAATCCAAGGAAGAAATAAGAAAAACTCTTCGTCAAGACGAAAAGGTTTATGAAAAGGAAGATACCCAAACAAAAGAATCTAGTGAAAAGCTGAATAAAGATATAGATGCTTCCGAAAAGAAATACGTCGAGGATGTCGAGAAGGCTAACACTAAAATCGAAGAGAAATTGTCTCGTGAAGTAGATAAGGCTGACAAGAGTACAGTCAAGATTGAAAGAGAAGCTGAAAAAGAAGCTTCTAAGATAGACGATACTTCCGAAAAGCAGAAGTTACGTGTTGAGAAAGTTGAAGCAGAAAAGTTAAAGCAGCAAGAAAAGCTGATAGATTCTCAAGAGAAATCCAAGCTCAAGTTAGAAGAGACGAAACGCAACCAGGAAAAGAAAGCCAGTGATAAACGCTTTGAAAATACTACAGCTCCAAAGGCTAGAGAGAAGTTAGCAGAGACGCGAAGAAATCAGAAGAAGAGATACAATGACAAAGTAAAAAGGATTGAGAAAGAGGCTGAAGATAGCCGTCAAGCTGCCCGCGAAGCCAAAGAAGAACGTGCTGAAGCTAAACAAGATAAGATTGATGAGCAAGCCAATAATAAAATAAAGCGTATCGAGAAAGATTCAAAGAAGAAGATAAAGCAACTCAATGACAAGGCAATAGAGAATGCCGACAAGATACGTCAGCAAGAACTTTCTCGTGTAGAACAGGAGTCTAGGAAGAGAGAAGATGATATTCTCAAGCGTGCCGAGGCTCGTGATAAGAAGCTTGAAAAGGGGAAGCAGAAGACCTTTGAAGAATATAAGGCGAGCTTACAAAAAAGTAATGCTAAGATTCAGAAAGCCCATGATATCGCCGCGGAGAAGAAGTCGAAACAGAGTTCTAAGCTTAAGCAAGACATCTTGAAGAAGTGGTCTAAAGAGAAAGGACGCATCGAGACAGAGTCTCGTCCTCGTGTTGAAGAAGCTGTTGCTAGAAGGAAGACCGTGGAAGAGCAAGTTTCTATTGGAGAGACTCAGAAAGTTACACATAAAGAAAAAGAGTCTCTAAGGTCACAGATTATCGATGAGTTTTATCCTCTTGAGAAGCTTGTAAAAGACCTCAACGCTGAAGACTTGCCAATATCGCAAAACCCATATAAGTTAGCTCGGCTATCTCGTGGATGGAGTGGTAAGGCTGAGACATTCCTAACGTACAAGACTTTTGACCCAATAACTCTTAAATTTAAGAACAAAGGTCTAAAAGATATTCTTCGTCCTATCCGCAATGACACTGCTGAATTTAGCAGATATCTTGCCGCAGAACACGCAATAGAGTTGAACAAATTTGGCAAAGAGACTGGTATTAAACTCGAAGATGCCCAGAGGATTATTAGCGAAGATAAAGGTAAATTTGCTAAAGCTAAACACGAATTGGATGTCTTCCGTAATGACATTCTCGATTATGCTGAAGGGGCTGGTCTTCTTTCTCCTGAATTGCGCACAAAGTTTGAAGAGATGTATAAGAATTACGTTCCTTTCAATCGTGTAATCGAACAAGGCGAAGCTTTTGTAGGAAGAAACCTGAAACCTAAAAGTCCGTTCTACAGATTAGACGGTTCTTTCAGACCTATCATAGACCCCTTAGAATCGCTGATAAAAAACACATACTCTATCATTCGCGCATCAGAACAAAACATGGTAACGCGCTCTCTTGTAGACCTTGTTGAAGCAAAGAAAGGTGTTGGCAAAGCGTTAGAATTTAAAGCAGAGAAGCCAGTCATAGAGACTGCACGTAATGTTCTTGACATCATGGAACTTGGGAAATCTGAGAAGGGTAAAATCACCTATTTTGATAATGGTGTAAAGCGTACTTATGAAGTTCCGAAGGAAGTCGCAGAAGCTATCCAAGGTATGACCCAACAGCAATTCGGGTTGATGTCCAAGATATTATCATACCCAACTCGTGCTATACGTTTGACAGCGGTACAACTTAACCCTACGTTTATTTTAAAGAACATCCTTAGAGACCAAACGGAAGCACTATTATATAGCAAATATGGATATATACCCTTCTTTGATATGGCTAAAGGTCTATTCCATTCTATGGGAAAAACTGAATTGTATTATAAATGGAAAGCTGCGGGAGGAGACCAAGCTTTTGTAAGTTCACTGTCTCGTGATGTAAACCAGAAAAAACTTAGAAACCTCACAAAGAATAAAGCTCTAAATATAGCGACAAGTTTTGAGGGTTTAGCTCAGGGAATAGAGTCTATCCCCGAAGCTATTGAAAAAAGTACGCGTCTTGGTGAATTTAGGAAAGGTCTTTCTAGGACAGGAATGAATGCTAATGAACTTCGTGAAGCCGCATTTAATTCTCGTGAAATAACCTTAGATTTCGCCAAGAGGGGCGCAAAGACGCAACTCGCTAATAACGCCATTCCGTTCTTCAATGCTCATATACAAGGTATAGATAAATTTTATAGGGAGTTGAAAAACAACCCTTCCAAGATGATTAAGGCTGCCCCAGCTGTTGCCGTTAAAGCAGCCACATACCTTACTCTTCCAAGTCTTGCGTTATGGTATGCAAATAAAGATGATGAGCGTTATCAAGAATTACCAGACTGGGAGAAGAATACATACTGGCACATCTTTTTACCCGACTATATGCCTAAGATTATACAGCATTGGAGGATACCAAAACCGTTTGAGATAGGTGCTGCTTTTGCAACTATCCCAGAAAGAGTTGCTCAATATATTTACGAGAAAGACCCTGATGAATTAGAACAAGCTTTTAGGGCGCTTTATGACGTAGGAGCGCCACAGTATATACCAGCGATAGCACAACCGCCTCTAGAATCCTATTCTAATAAGCGGTTATATTTTGGAACTCCTTTAATACCTCAAAATCAAATTGGACTTCCAGCAGAAATGCAGCGAACAGCCTATACTACAGAGACGGCGAAACTTATCGGCAAGGGTATTTCCAAGATACCTTTTATCGGTGATACACAGATTGCTTCTCCTATAGAAATAGACCATTGGCTTACTGCTTGGACAGGAGAGCCTGGACGATGGTTATTATCGGCATCAGATACTATTTTAGAAAAAGCTGCCATTGTCCCAGAAGTCATAAGGCCAGAAAAAGAACTAGCAGATTATCCTGTTTTGAAAGCAATTTTAGGTAGAGAGACATCAGGGACACAGTCAAAATCGATACGAAAATTCTATGATGTCTCCGAAGATATCAATAAGCATTTCAAGGGAAAGACTGAACTTCGCAAGCGTGGAGAGGCGTATGGTAAGGAAAAATACTCGATCTATGAGAAGAATAAGTCTAACAGAATACGCAAGGTTTTTGCTAAGAACTTCAAGTTGATAAACAATATTCGCATGGATCCTCTGATAACTGCTTCAGAGAAGAAGATACAGATAAATCAACTAGCCGCTGATATGACAGGAGTAGCGCGTGAATTCTTATCAGAGCTGCGCGAAGACAAAGAGTGATTACAGTCTCTCAAGCAATTCTTCTTCGGTGCAGATATCTTCGATATCCAAGTTTTCCCATTGCGCCATGAACTGCTCGACTAAGCACCGTATTAATGTGCTGGCGGTGATTTTGTCATTGTAATGACTAGGTTTTCTCTTTCGGCAGATATTCCTAGCTAACAAATCTAGAGAATCTTTTTGCTTGTCTGTGAGTGCTATTAGTGATCTGACGATATGCTCGTTATCTTTCATATATGCTCCTTATCTTTAACTCATTTCATCAATAATGTATTTGATTGAACAAATATCTTGCAATAGCAAATATGGTGCCTAATCAGGGAGTTAGTCTTCTTGTAAATTTAACCATTAATAGAGGTATCAGATGGGATACAAAGGTAAAGGCCCTTTATCATATATGGGCATTGATAAAGCATTGCCAGAAATTTTCACTGCAACGACAAGTCCAACTGCTGCAAGTTCAGCACCAGATATTGGTGACTTCTGGATTAATACTACTCTAAGCAAAATGTACATTCTATTGTCGAAGCCCGCTGGCGTTGCCAACTGGCTAGAAATGGATAGGCAGTATGACTTTCAAGAGTCGGTTCTTGCACAGGCCGCTATCGGTGCTGCTGTTGCTGCTGAAGGCAATCGTTATCTTTGTAACGCTACCGGCGGTGGATGGACAGACACATACATTTATGAATATCACGATGCCGCATGGGTTCCAACGGTACCTACTGATGGTATGGTAGTCTTCGACGAAGATACCAACGGATACCTTCTTTACAATGCTGCTGCTTGGGGTGCTTTCACTACTGGTATCACAACAATTGCCGCTGCTTCCGACACAAACATCACTGCCCCTGCCGATGCAGAGATTCTTCTGTGGGATGGCGTTAACTCATGGGATAACCACCTAATGAGTGGTGATGGTTCTATGACAAATGCTGGCGTAATGTCTGTATCTGACCTTACTATTGCTTCCGAAGCACAAGGTGACATTCTTCGTCGCAATGCCGCTTCGTGGGGAAGACTTGCTGCTAAAACAGATAAGTATATCCTTATCGGCGATGGCTCTGACATAACATCCGTTGCCGTTAGTGGTGACGTTGCCATTACGAACCTCGGAGCTACCACTGTAACTGACTTTACTCTAACAAGTGAAGCACAGGGAACTATCGTTCAATTTGACGGTACGAATTGGGTAATTCTTGGTGTTGGTGTTGCAGGAGAGTCTTTACTTTCTGGTGGGATAGGGGCGGCTAACCACTGGGGGACTCCCACTCTGTCAAGTGCAACAACAATAGCTAACAACTGCGTATTGAATGATGCTGGGGGAAATGATGCCACTTTGTCATTCACAACGCAAACCGTTGGTACTGCGGCACTTACGATTCCTGACGTAGCGTCGGTTGCTGATACGTTCGCGTTTACTACTTTGGCACAGACTCTTGTTAACAAGACTTTGACTGCTCCAGATATTAATGGAGGCGCTGCTGATAGTCTTACAGGATTTAGCATCCGTTCTTCTGGTGCTGCTTTTGACTTAGAGCAAGATACTGCCGAAGTTCTTACAGGTAATAAGATTATCTCTTGGAACGTTGTTGATACTAATCGTGCTATCACTCTAGGGGGCGATATCGCTCTTGGAGGAACTATTACCACGCTAGGTTCGTTTACTGGGATTGGAGCCTTCACGTTTGGTTATACTTTAAGCAACAACACTGCCGTAACATTCCCAACAACAGGAACGCTTGCTACTTTGGCAGGAACGGAAACTTTTACCAATAAGATTTTCTCTGATTCCACTTGTGTATTCGGAGACGATGCTGGTTTGACTAAGACTTTCGGCGTTGAGCTTTCAGGTGCTACAGCGGCGACGCAAACAACCTTTATTTTTGCTCAAACTGTTGCACGCAGTATCACTTTCCAAGATGCCGCTCATACTGTTATTGGTCGAGATACGACCGATACACTGACTGAGAAAAGTATAGATGCTAATGGTTCTGGTAATGCTATCACTAACGTAAACGGAGCGGAACTAGAAGATGCCGCTGCTACTACTGCTTTAGGTATGGCTATTCCTTTCATTATCAAAAAGGATATCAGCAACAACTTGACTACTTCTCTTTATGATGCGAATTTTCCACAGAAAGCTCGTCTTATTAAAGCATGGGTCGAAGAAAATGCTGCAAATACTGGAACGGTAACAATAGATGACGGAGCTAATGTTATCTGTGCTGCTGTTGCTTATAGTGGGACGGACACTGATATTACGGACTTTCCTAATATCGACGATGCTAGATCAACACTTGCAGCTAACGCTTCTTTACGTTGTCTGAATAGTGTTAACACAGATGATGCAATGGTCTACATGATGTTTATTCCGATAGCATAATGCTTAATGGTTTACATACCTATTGCATATAAAAAAAGAGCCGCGGGAAAACTCGCGGCTCTTTTGCTATATTGGTTATTCTGCTTTAGCCTCGGCATCAGCCTGAGCTTTTGCGATGCTTTCATTAGCATTAGTCTCCATTAGAGATATCACCGCTCCGAATTTAGAAATTATTGAGTGAACCTCGGCAAATTGATTTATATTATTTAGGCCACCTTCTGGAATAATAAGCTGGTAAAGCACCCCTTTATTAATAAGATTAAGATGAATGGGCCGTCCGATTTGAGTAATATTAGGAATTTCAGTTTTGAGTTTGGTTACCATAGCTTCAAGACCTTGGCATTTTTCTTCGAGTTCCTTAACTCTTTGAATCTCGGCTTTTGCAGCCGCATCGATGGCGATTTCTTCAATTTTTTCTTCGATAACTTTCGCATCTTCCTGAACAGCCTCTTGAAGAGCTTCAGTTTTTTCTTCATGTTCAGACATAAAATATTTCCTTTTGTTTCTAGGTTTGATAGAGTAATGTTAACGCAAAAACATAGCGTTTCTGTCAATAAAAAGTTATCCGATAGGAGGTTATTTTGACAACATCTAATAGACCAACACAATTAGCTGATAATAACGGTGCTATTCTTCCTCACACTGCTACTGATGATATTCTGAATATCTCAAAGTTTGGAACTGCCAATATCGTTATAGTAGGATACGCTCGCCCTGGATCAGGAGACGATGAAGCTCGCTGGAAGATTTATTACAACACATACGATGCTTCTGGTAATATCGTACGAATGCGCCTAGCTGAGGGTATCAATGACTATTCACATATATGGAGTGCTGTTACAGGTAAAGTTATTACGCTTATCACAGCGGCAAACCCAGCGGTAGTAACGTCAGCAGGTCATAATTTAGTCACTGGCGATTTTATCGAAATGTTAGCTATAACAGGCATGGACGAATTGGAATCTGATGGTTATGGAAGCAAGGTCTATCATATTACAAGACTTAACGCTGACACTTTCTCTCTGCAAGATGCGTTGACCCTAGTAGATATAAATAGTGGTGCATATGTAGCTTACACCTCTGACGGTGTTGCTTATAAATATCAACATTTGCAGTACGCCTGGTCATAATTTTAAAAAAGGTTCTTAGATATGGCACAACATGATGTTAACGCTTTCCAGAACAACCTGAATGTCGTTGGAATAAAAACCGTCTATGAAACAGCTGACCCTACCGCTGCCGATATTAGTTATAGGGTTCCTACATTGTGGGTAAATACTGATTCCAATGCTGGATTTATTCTTACATCTGTTGAAGGTGGTGCTGCTCATTGGATAGAAGCAGGGTATACAGTAGGGCCAACGCAAGCCGATGATTTCTATGCTGCCGATACCGCGCCTCCTGTAGGACCAGCTCCAGGCGATACCTATATTCTCGATGAGACTCTTCCAGTAGATGCTGGATGGACTACTGCTGGCGCTACTAATGATGACATCGTTATATATGCTGCTACTGGATGGATAGTTTATACCCCTACGCAAGGACGTATAATCTATGATGTTGCTTCCTCAGACTTCTATATCTACGACGGCGCTACATGGGGGCTTCTTTCTGTAGCAATTGCTGGAGTGACGTATGTGACATTCGCTCGCGCTCCTATGACCACCGACAACTCTTATGTTGTACCTACGGTGTGGGTTAATAGTGTTCTAAAGGAATCATGGTTATTGTCCGACAAGACCGATGGTATTGCTTTATGGTTGAAACTGGGTGCCAATACCGTAGGTGATGCCCAAGATAGCGTCCTCTCTATTGCGGATGGCAATAACGCCCCTCCTACAGAAGTTTTACTTGATCGTTATATCATAACAGATGGCGGTGGTGGTGTTGTTCATGCTGATTGGGACGGGGCTTCTTTTGATGATATTTGTGAATTTGATGGAGCAACATGGGTATCACGATCTCCTGACGAAGGGTTTTTTAGTGAAGTAGAAGATGTAGATACTGTTTATATCTTCACTACATCTTGGGTGAAATTATTTCAAGCCTCTGGTGCCATCTTTGGTACTGACGCTGGAAATGCCGTACCAGATGCTACTGGTGCCTTAAATATTATCGGAACTACTGCACAAGGTCTTACCTTTGCAGGCGCTACTAATAATGTTACGGGTACTATCGCTAATGCTTCCGATACTCAGAAGGGTACGGCCACCTTTCAACTTACCGACTTCGACGTTACTACTGGCAATGTAGTCCTTAAAGATACAGTCTTAATGTTAATCACAACTGACACTGGTGCTTTGACGATAGCTACTAACGCTATTTCCATTATAAGCGGTAATGGTATGGGCGTTACACACGCTGGAACTACAATAACTGTAGCCGGTGATAACGCCTCGACAACACAAACTGGTGTTTGTCAATATGGTACAGACACACAAATTAAAGAAGGCCTTAATAACGCTAAAACCGTTGTCGCCTCTTCTCTTAATGCCCTCATGGCTGACAGTACTCTTACAGGATTCATTTCCTGGGGCGGTGCTGGTGTCTACTATTCTGTAGCTGGCACAACGCTTACAGTAGAGCGTGCTGGTACTGGTTATGTAAAGAGCAGGCTGGTTGCATGGGTAGGAGGTCAAGATACAGGTGCGCTTACTAAGGGCGATACCTACTGGGTATACATGGACAGTGCTGGTACGATAGGCTCTACCAATACTCGCCCCGATACTCTCTTTCAAGATTACATCGTCCTCTTTGAAGTTCTTTGCGATAACGATGGAACTTCTAATGTCATCGTCGTCAAAGAGAACCACCCATACGATTTTCCTACCAATATTTCAAACTATAATCATGATACTATACATGTTGTTCTTGAAGGCTCTGGTGCTGTAATGGCTGTGGCTGCAACAGACGATATACAGATTATCGGTGCTGATGTCCTTCACGACCATGGGCTAAGTACAACGGTTGCTGACAGTGGTGCTGCTGCGGTAGATTTTTCGTTTATGTTTACTGATGGCACAGGCAAGTGGGTTCGCGATTCTATCAGCACACACTTTCCTAGCGAGTATAATTCTGCTGGTACAATGACAGCACTCACCGGCAATAAATTTGGTATATGGCGTTGTGGAGTTTCTAAAGATAATCTTAATGCCGCGACTGCTACCTACTATGCGATACCTAATACTGCTCAATATAACAACCTTGCTCAAGCGAGAGCGGCGATTACGGCTGGAATGGTTACTTTTACCAATGAACTTTATGCTCTTGAGATATGCCAGCTTGGCTATGTTATCTATGAAGAAAGCTCTTCGACTATCGTAGAAGTTATCGTAGCCCGTAGTATTCTTGGAACATCGACAGCGTCGGCATCAACAAACTCAGCATCGTTAGTAACGACGACGGTAGCAAACTTCGACGGTTGGCTATCAGCCGCAGACACCAGTGTTCAGTCAGCCCTTGGGACTCTCGATGACACTGCTAAAGACGGCACGTTCCACCTTGAGAATACTGCCGATGGTACGAAGATAGTAACGTGGGATTTGTCAGGTCTTACTACCGGAAACTCTTATGCTATCACCATGCCAGACCAAGCAATCGACCTAACGCCTACTACCGGAACATATCAAGGCACAGATGCAACTTTAACAGCTCTGGCGGCATACAACACAGACGGTATCCTGACACAGACCGCCGCCGATAC